GAAATAGGTGCTCTTGATAGAGGAAACTTATGGAAGGTATGCTTAAATCATATAAACGGTGCAGGTTATTTTGGACCAACTGGCAACGGACCTGAAAGAAGAAACAAACTTAAATTAAATCTTAAACCTTGGAAACAAGGCGAACATATCTATCTTTGTACACAACATCCAGCAAGTCAACAATGGAAAGGTATGCCTCTTATTAATACTTGGATCGAAGAACAGATAGAAGAAATAAGAAAATATACTATGAGAGAGATTAGAATAAGACCACATCCTCGATCTCCAACAACTAATAATTCTTATTATCCTAATGTTACTATCGAATATCCAACACATATAGCCGGAACTTATGATTCATTTGATTTTGAAAAATCATTAGAAAATGCTTGGGCTGTTGTAAATCATAACAGCAATGTTGGAACTATTGCAGCTCTTAACGGTGTTCCTATCTTTGTTGGGTTAGACAGTTATGCTGCACCAGTTGGTAGTTTTGATTTGAGAAGAATAGAAGATCCTTTTATGCCAGATAGAGAACAATGGGCAAACGATCTTGCTTATACTGAATGGACTTTGGAAGAGATAGCATCAGGCGAACCTTTAACTAGACTTCAATCAAAAATTGTAGTATAGTTACAATATGCTAACAACCATTGAAGATCTCATACTCTATATCTATGACCCGATGAATGGATTTGACCGCAAGACATTGCCTGCTCGCGATCGAAGTATATTGTTCAGTATGGCTTCGCAACTTAAAAAGCCTTTAGCTTTAACTGAGAAGCAAGCTAATCTTGCTATGAAGATTATTAATGAGAATAAACATTTATATGAGAGTATTGAAGAATTAAACTCCTTGTTAGAAAACCCTCTCTACAAATATACATTTCGTAATATAGATTCTAGTCGAAAAATTTTTCTAATAACTGAAGATAAAATTGCCATTAAGTTTCCATTTGACAATGTCATTAATAAACTCTTAGATAAGCTTCCCGGCCGTAAGAATTATGATATTGTTTCTAGAGCACATGTTTATAAATTAAATGAAATTAATATAGAATCTATTATGAACATTTTTAAGGATCGTGGATTTGAAATTGATCTAAAGATAGAACAGTGGTATAAAGAGATTGAAGATATTAAATCTTCTCCTACATCCCATGTCCCAAGTATTAACATTAACGAGAATGTTGAAATATCAAACTGTAATTCATACACTGAAGAATATTTCAATAAGAATAAGTCGGGAGTTCTTATTGAAGATTTATTTTTAGCCAAGACTATGAATTTATTCTTTTCAAAAGAAATTCATGATATTATTCAAACTCTAAATATTTCAGAGTTAACTAAAAAATATCTTGTGAACTCTAGTTATTCTGTATCTGTAGCCGGTATTCTCAAACAAGACTTATGTATGACATTTCAAGAATTAAATTCATATCCTATTCTTATCCTTGCTGACGAAAACGAAAAAGAACTTATGGCATGGATTATATCACTTCGTCAATACGGTGTTGATCCTTGTGACATGTCTGTTTTATTTCGTAGCGATAAGAACGTTGCCTTTAATGAATATATTAAGACTCAGCAGTTGAATAATCTCGTTGACACTAATACTAAAGTTGTTTTTATTAAAAATAAAATGCCTAAGATTCTCTACAAGTTAAACTTTACACCTAAAATTATTGTAAGTAGTTCTATGTTTTATGTTCATTATACAAGCCAAAAAGTGGTTGATTCTCATCCAGCAGTAATGTATTATAGTGAGAAGCAACATATTGGAAAAAAAATTGCCCAGTTGTAAACTTATTATTAAAGACGAAGTGAACATTAAGTTCGAAGGACTTAGTCTTGAAGCACGTCGTAAACTTGCTAATAAATTCAAGTTTGAAGTACCTTGGGCAAGATACCAACCTTCTTATAGGTTAGGACGCTGGGACGGTACCGTGGCGTTCTTTGGGGTCGGTGGTACGGGATATATCAATCAACTGGACGAAATCCTACCACTCTTAGAAGATATGGACTACGATATTGAGGTAGAAGACCACCGAACCCATTCTGCTATTGAATTTGATCAAGTTGACGAAACATTTTGGAGTCACTTAACTTGGCCTAAAGGGCATGTAAAGGAGGGTGAACCTATTGTTCTCCGTGATTATCAAGTAGATGCTGTAAACAATTTTCTTAAACAATCAACAGCATTACAGGAACTTGCTACGGGTGCTGGCAAGACAATTATTACTGCTACACTTTGTAAACTTTGCGAGAAGTATGGACGCACTCTTACAATCGTTCCAAACAAAGGACTAGTTGAACAAACAGAAGAAGACTTTCGTAATTGTCAAATGGATGTTGGCGTTTATTATGGTGATAGAAAAGAATTAAACAAGACACATACAATTTGTACTTGGCAGAGTCTAAACATATTAGATAAGAAGAGTCATTATGACGAAACATTAACTCTTGCAGAATTTCTAGAAGGTGTTAGTACAGTTATTGTAGATGAAGTACACCAAGCAAAAGCAGAAGTACTTAAGAAATTACTAACAGTCAATTTAGCAAATGCCCCTATACGTTGGGGACTAACAGGTACAGTTCCTAAAGAAAAGTTTGAGTTTGAAGCAATTAGATGTAGTCTTGGAGAAGTTATTAATAGAATCCAAGCACACGAATTACAAGCACAAGGTGTTTTAAGTAATTGTCATGTTAATGTATTACAGACAACAGACATCAAAGAATTCCGTTCTTATGCAGATGAATACAAATATTTGGTTACTAATTCAGAACGTATGACTTGGTTAGCGAATACGATCAAAAATATCTCTAAAACCGGAAATACCCTTGTGCTTGTAAACAGAATTGAGACAGGAAAGATCTTAATCAATGAGCTACCGGAAGCTGTCTTTGTCAGCGGCGAAGTTAAGAATAAGGATCGCAAAGAAGAATACGATGAGGTTAAAACAGCAACAGACAAAGTCATTGTTGCAACGTACGGTGTTGCGGCTGTCGGAATTAACATTCCTCGCATTTTTAATCTTATTCTTCTTGAGCCTGGTAAGTCATTTGTGAGAGTAATTCAATCAATTGGTAGAGGAATTCGTAAAGCAGAAGATAAGGACTTTGTACAAATATGGGACATAACATCAACTTGTAAATATGCTAAACGTCACCTAACGGAACGTAAAAGGTATTATAAGGAGGCCAAATATCCCTTTACATTAACTAAGGTAGACATATAATGAAAATATTAACATTAGATAATCATGCATTTGATTTAAACAACTTACCGGACGAAGTAGACGACAGTATGAGGTTTGCGGTGTTAGATAATTCCAATCCTAACGAACCTGATTTCTTTTTCCAACCATTGATATTTCTAGAAAGTTTTAATGCGCCCGCTGTAGTATTAAAAGTAGGCAAATACGAAATAGAAATGCCACTAGATTGGAGTATTGTTGTAGGATGTAGAGAAAGTGGAAACGATTTAGAAGTTATTCCTCTTACTAGTTTAACAGATAGAGGATTTGATTGTTTCTTGTTTAACCCTTTAAGCGGATTTAAATTCAGTTTTGATGATGTAGAAATTACAAATATCTACATGGATCTTAAATGGTACTTTCCTAAGATGAGAAACGGACAAATATTAGCTGTACCTTTAACAACTGGTGATAACCCTCCATGTGCTTACTTTGTTAAAGAGATAAGTAGACAGAGCGAAATTATACAATATGCAAAGTTACTATGATGTCTACAAAAGTTATCACTACATTCAGTATAGATGGTTATGAATTATATGGGAAAAAAATGGTCAATACTTGGTTACAATATTGGCCATCGAATTATGAATTAACCGTTTACACTGAAGGTTTTAATTTAGAAGAAAAAGATCCAAAATTAAAAGAAATAGATATTAATGATGCTTGTCCAACTCTAAAAATTTTTAAAGAAAAAAGCCTCAGTTTCATCGATCCTAAAAACAAAAAAACTAAAAGTCGTGTAGCAAAAGCCATAAGATGGAGCCATAAAATTTATGCTATGTCTCATGCATTGAATCAAAAATGCGACTATCTAATCTTTTTAGACGGCGACACTTTTAGTAAAGATTATATCCCTGTCGATTTCTCTCAAAAATTAGTTCAAAATCATTTATTTGCTGTTCATTTTGAATTTTTACAAAAAATGTTACATTTTGAAACTGGGTTAATCTGTTTTAACATGAACCATCAGCAAATGCCTTTATTTAGAAACGAATTACAAAAAGGGTATGATTCATTAGATATACACAAATTACCAAAACCTTGGGATGGATTTTATATTGCATATCTTAGTACAAAATATAATTTAGATGTTTTAGATTTATCTCAAAGAAACAGTGGGGTATTTTCAAACCCTCTTGTTCGTCCTTTCTTAACACATGAAGCTGGTAAAGCTAAATTCCATAAAAGTAGCATAGAATACGATAAATATTCTGGAAGGAAAAAATAATGAAATCCGGAAAAGTTTGGGGTGTTACAGAGCTCATACATGCAAATGGAATTTTAGAATTTCATAGAATTGATACAAAAAAGGGCGGTGTTTGCAGTAAACATAAACACAAGCATAAGTGGAATGGATTCTTTATTGAATCAGGAAAACTTTTAATTCGAACATGGAAAAACGATTACGATTTAGTTGATGAAACTATCTTAGAAAGCGGTGATTGGCATGTTGCTAAACCAGGAGAATACCATCAATTTGAAGCATTAGAAGATACTGTAGCTTTTGAATTGTATTGGCCTATGCTTTTAATAGACGAGCACCCAGACGACATAGAAAGAGAGACACACGGATTCTCGAAAGGGGTGTAAAATGGATAGAGTTCAATTATTAGAGTTTATGCCAAAGAACTCTGTTTGTGCTGAGATCGGCGTTTGTATGGGTGATTTTAGTCAACATATTTTTAACATAACAAAGCCATCAAAGTTATTTTTAATCGATGTATGGGGTGATATTTCTCATATCTATAAAGACAAATTAATGGCAGACAATGCTACACATGAAAATCGATATCGCGGTGTAGTGAAAATGTTTCTTAATAATCCGGAAGTAAAATATATAAGATCATTCAGTGAATGTATGTTAGAAATCTTTCCCGAAAATTACTTTGACTGGATATATATCGACGGTGATCATAGTTATGAGGGATGTAAATTAGATCTTAATATTGCTAAAAAATTAGTTAAGCCAGATGGCTTAATCTTAGGACATGATCACATGTGGAAGTTTCCCGGGGTTGTTGATTCAGTAAAAGAGTTTGTAGAAGAAAACAATTACTTCCATACATATACAACTAGAGATAAAAACTCCACATTCTTTATTACTAGAACAAAAGAAACACATGAAAAATTTAAAAAAGATTTAGGTATCGAATGATTTCTATTGTAACAGTTTATAAAAGCGGAGACTTGTACACAGAAGATTGTTTAAAAAAACTTCAAAATTCTGTTTCTAGATATTTGTCTATACCCCACAAACACATTACATTAAGTGATATAAATCTTAAACATTGTGAGACAATACCTTTTGATCCTCGCAATAACGATCCACAAGCATATTGGTATAAGGTACAATTATATCGTAACTTACCACAACTACAAGGTCCTTGTTTATACTTTGATTTAGATATGGTAATTACAGGAATGTTAGATATAATGGTCTATGGATTACTAGAAACTCCCGAGAAAAAAGAAATATGGGGTGCTAGAAATCCTTTTGTATCAGATACTGCTTCTACTCCTAAACATTTTTTTAACAGCAGCATTTTATTCTGGAAAAATAATCCAACACATCTATGGGATAAGTTTGTAACATCTACATGTAAAAGTTGGAAAATGTCTACTAAAGATGAGCACACTCATGGGGATCAAGCATATGTTGCAACATATGCTAATATAGGCTTTGTAGATGATTATTGTCCTAAAAACTTTATTAAGGGAATTAATAATTTTGTAGAAGGTGAAACTTCTATTTTATTTTTTGCTGGAAAAAAGAAACCCCACTTCATGCTTGATAATCCTATAATACAAAAATATTGGAAACCTTAATGATACACTGTATAAGCACAATGAACAAAGATTACTATGATACAATAGGAATTGTTATGATAAATTCCTGGACACAATGTTTTCCTGACAATTATGTTCTTCATCTATATTTAGAAGACTTCGATATAAAGAAAGTTAAACATCCTAGAATTATTTACGAAGACTGGAACGATGTAGCAGAGTTATATAAAATTTGGGAAACTACTAGAGGTAGTTCAAATCCAAGACATCAGAAATTTACACTGAAAGCATTATCACAAATTGCTGCTTGGAGAAAAATTGAATCAGGAAAGATGTTATGGCTAGACGCAGATCTACTCTTTTTAAAACCTGTTCCTAAAAATATGTTTGATGATGTTTTAGAAGATTATGCATTAGCTGCATGGGGCGAAGTATGTTTCGAATCCGGAACAGTTTGGTTTGATTTAGATCATAAAGATTTTTCTAAAGTTAGAGAAATATATGAAAGCATTTACATAGGTGATAGAAATTTACCAGAAAATCAAAGATGGTACGACGGTGAAATACTTGGTTGGTCTGTAAATGAATCTGGAATAAGATTTAAAAAATTACAAGAGTTTTACAATATTAAAAAGTCCAGTACTCCTTTAAACAAATCACCATTAGGTGAATACATGCAGCATTTTAAAGCGAAAAGAAAAAATCATTTAAAAGAATCTTTATTAGCTTATAATAGAAAAGATCTGGCAGATTTATTATGAATGTTTATCAAGATGATATTACCCTTCTTGATACATCGATGAGAATTGTAAATCACGAAGGTGTAACGGAACTACTATGGATAACTTTAGATTCTAAGGCGTTTTCAGGTCCTTTAAGAGATTGGAGTATCGATCGAGATAATTTTTTAAAATATGTTAAAGAAAAAAATACAATAATACAGGCCGGTGGAAACTGTGGTATGTATGCTCGATTTTATGGAAACTACTTTGAAACTGTTTATTCTTTTGAACCTGACCCATCTAATTATCATTGCTTACAATATAATTGTCAAGGAGAGAAATATCATCTTCATAACGTAGCATTAGGAAAAGAAAAAGGAAAAGCAACTTTACAATTTCCTAAGAAAAAATTTAGAAATGCAGGTATATGGCAAGTAGTTGACGATCAGGATGGAAATGTTGATATTATCACTATAGATAGTTTAAATCTAAAAAAATGTGATTTAATGCATTTAGATGTTGAGGGTTATGAATCAAACGTACTTCTCGGAGCAAAGAATACTATAGAGGAATTCCACCCAGTTATAATATTAGAAGCAGGACATGGCTCTGAAATAGCAGAAACATACGGATATCAAGTTATTGAAAAATTAACAACAGATTGGATTATGTTACATGTATCAAGTATCGATGGTAATAACGTCATGCGGTCGAACTGACTTATTAGAACAAACTCTATATTCTTTTTTTAAATATAATACCTATCCTATTGAAAAAGTTATAATAGTAGAGGACAGTGGTGTACAACAAGACTTTAGAAAAGTACAAGAGTTGGTTCCTACAGATTTAGAAATTATTATTAATAAAGAAAATATTGGGCAAGTTAAAAGTATTGATGCTGCCTATGCAAAGGTTAAGACTGATTATATTTTTCATTGTGAAGAAGATTGGGAATTCTTTAAGTCTGGCTTTATAGAAAAATCATTTGAAATATTAGAAACTAATCCTAAACTTATTACAGTATGGCTTCGCGGTTATGACGACACTAAAAATCATGCTATTATGATTAATGAATGTTTTGATCTTCCTAGTGGTGATCATTATTATCTTATGGATGGAGCGAGAAAGAAACATTGGTGTGGCTTTACTTGGAACCCTGGATTAAGAAGAACAAGCGACTGTATGATGTTTCATCCTTATCAAAATCTTAAAGTTAGAAAAAATAAGAATGGATTAGAAATATTAGGCGAGATTGATTTATCAATTTACTATCAAGAAGCAGGATATAGAGCAGCAATTACAAGTGAAATAGAAGGTTATGTTAGACATATAGGGGGTAAGAGACATGTTCCTCTACCTTGGCAAATATGATTGATACATTTATAATTAGATTAAACGGCGTTGAAAGTAGCGAATTGTTAGCTGAAGATTGTAAAAATTCAGCTGTACAACATGGATTAGATCCTCTTTACTTTGATGGAATCTATGGAGAAAAACATATTGAAGAAATGAATAGGACTTTTAATATACGTCCTTGGAAAGAGAAGATGAAGAAAGGAAGATTAGGTGTAAAGGGATGTTTTCTTTCTCATTATTCTTTATGGTTCAAATGTTACAGTTATAATAAACCATTACTAATTTTTGAACATGATGCTTTTGTTTTAAGATCTTTACCTAAAAATATATTACATGATTTTGATGAATTTTTAATTTTAGACCCTTATAATAAAATGAAATCTAATTACAAACATAACATTGAAACTGAAACAAAAAATGGAGTAGAAGAATATTTTAATTTCGAATCAGCATCAAAATATGGAGTAAATGATCAATATGCCATGGGGCTTCAAGCATATATAATAAAGCCAACTGCGGCAAAGAAACTTATTCATACAGTATTCAAAAATGGTTATCTTCCTGCTGATATGCAATGTAATAAAGGTATATTGAATATGCAAGTACTATATCCTGCTGTTGCAGCAATTAACCCAAAGTTTTGGGGCAAAAAAGGTTTAATGAGAGAAGAAAGTACTACACAGAAAAAATGGTAAACCATATCGATGAAAAATATATTTACGAAAGTCCAGATAATGGTAAAACTGTTTATCGTAGAGAAGTAGGAGGAATTACTAGAGAGATATTATTGTCTCCAGGTAAGTCTGATGATCTTTTTCGATATGCTGAATTTGTTCAAATTATTGATATGTCGTATTCGAATCCCGCACTCAAGAAAGCACTTGATAATCTCCTTTTAATATACTATACTGTAAAAGATGGGACAGAATAAACATATAGACCTCTTTAAGGAAATGATTCCTAGTGTAGACATGGGTATTAAAGATCTGTGGGATGCTGCTACGGATGAAGGTAGAAAAGAAATCAAAGGCGATCTTTGGAATCTAAATAGATATATCAGTTCAGTTAAAACAAATAACAAAGAAGTTCAAGAACACTTTGTTCTTATGGTAAATGAGTTATACAATAAACATTGGTTCACTTTACAAAAACATCCTAAACTACTTTGGCAATTGCTTTGTTTGTGTAGTTGGGATAAAGAGAAAACATTCTTCCATGAATGGATACCAGTAGGTAGGAAAAAAGCCAATAATCGTGTTAAAGTATTAGAACAAGCATATCCTCATCTAAGAGATGACGAGCTCGAACTACTGGCAGAGATAAATGGAACCGCTGACATTAAAGACCTTGCGAGAGAGATGGGATATTCCGAAAAGGAGATCAAAGATCTCAAACTATAAATGCGAGCATTGTGGCAAAGAATTTGTTAAAGAAAAGACCCTAATGGTTCATATGTGTGAACCAAAGCGTCGTTATATGCAACGTGATGAAAAAAGAGTTCAAAACGGTTTTTACGTTTATAATAGATTTTATAAGATTACACAGAATGCAAAGAAAGAAAAGACATACGAGGAATTTATAAAGAGTCCTTACTATAACGCATTTGTTAAATTTGGATCCTTTATGAGTAATGTTAATCCACTATATCCAGACAAATATATAGATTGGATTATTAGAAGCGAAGTAAAATTAGATAAATGGTGTGTTGAAGCTCTTTATGACAAATATGTTGTAGATTTGATTAAAACTGAACAGGTTGAAACTGCTTGCGAAAGATCAGTTAACACTATGGTTGCTTGGGGTGAGAAACATAGTGCAGGTTGGAATCATTACTTTAGCTATGCTAATGTAAATAAGATTGTATACGACATAAGGGATGGTAAAGTTTCGCCTTGGGTTATGCTTAATAGTGAAAACGGAATTAGAGCTCTACAAAATATGAATGACGAGCAGTTACAAATTATTGCCCCTATGGTAGACATTGAATTTTGGTCTGAACATTTTAGAAAAAATAAATCGGATACAGAATTTGCCAAGAACTTAATCAAGGAGGCAAAGATATGAGTGAAGAATTCGAGGATATCCCAGATGACGAAGAGAATGGCGATTATAAATCTGTTGATTTAAAATATCAAATATTCTCTGATGAGAAAGATAATACAGTTTATCTCAAGTTTAATGGTTTTGAAAGTCAAAAACAAATGGACAATTTTATTGATTATATTGACTTTTCGTTGCCATTACTTTTATATCAAAGCAATACGAAACACTAATGCCCGATATTGATATCGATTTTTTTGATCGCAATAAAATACTAGAAACTGTTCCTCATCATGTGGCTATGAGAATCCATAAAGATGAAACTGTAAAACATAATACTGGTGTCTATTTTACAGATATACCTCATAATCCGTTTACTAATTTAGCAACGATAGATTACGATAAAGCAGAAGAAAGAGGATATTTTAAATTAGATTTTCTTAATGTTAGTATGTATGAAGGTGTTAGAGATGAAGAACATCTTATATCTTTACTAAAAGAACCTGATTGGAACTTACTAACATATAAAGAAATTGTAGATCAACTATTTCATATTAATGGACATTTTGATATTGTTAACAAACTAAAGCCAATAAACATAGAGCAACTTGCGGCTGTATTGGCTATGATTCGTCCTGGTAAAAGACATCTTGTAGATACAGATTGGAACACAATTAATAAAGAAGTCTGGACTAAAACTGATGAAGGATATTTCTTTAAGAAATCACACGCTGTAGCATATGCTCATGCTATTGTGGTGCAACTTAACGCTTTGTGCGAACGAGCTGAACAGAACGACGCTTAACTCTTTTTAACATTATATTGTTTAAATTTACTACTGGACCCATTAATATCTGAACATCTTTAGTGGTTAGGTTTTTAATAGCGTATCTAAAAATATCCATCTCTTTTCGTAAGAATATGTTTATGGGAATCATTCTATTAGATTCCCACCACCATATATCACCTAATTCTAATAACTGTTTCTTATGAGCATCACCTTTTAAAATGTTATAATCGTACAAACTAGTAATGTTGTTATCTTGGTTAATTATTATTCCAACATACTCGTGATTACCGTACGTTATAACTGTAATGAACGGAAACTGCTCCTCTATTTCTTCTTTTAATAACATATAAATATTAGTAAGGATCCTTTTACGATGCATAAGCAATCAGCGTATTTATACAATAATGTTCAGGAAGTTTATACTGATTTGGATCCTAAATGGATGGGGTATCGCAAGGTGTATGCAAGATCTATAAAGCTCTATAAGGGCATTGACAATTCATTTATGATGAAACTAATGAATGGGGATCAGAAACTCCTCAATGCAGTTGGACAGACTCTTTGGTGGCAACTCCTAGATCGCGATACCGCAGAACTTAAATTTAAGACCTCCGTAACTGTAGAAGGTACTATGAATTCACATGTTACTGTTCCTATATCAGAAGGTGATATAGAACCACTACTAAGCGGGCATTATATGTATAGTGCATATCTAGAAGATGATAACGGAACAAGAACTATACTTTACGCAGACTCACAGTTTGGAGCAAGTGTTCCAGTTGAGATCGTGGAGAATGCTTTTCCACAAGCTATTCCATCTCAACAAGTACTAAGCTCAGAATTCATTACTGCGGAGAATATTAACTATGTCGAATCAGATGATTCTCTCTACACTTCAGCGTTGGATGGTCACCCTGATCTTAACGGTAATACAGCTCTCCATACTGTGGCATTTTATAGTACAGGGTATGAAGGACAAGTTGAAATCCAAGTTACACTAGAAAATGGTGTTACTGATATTGTACAATGGTCAACAGTAGAGACTCTAACAATTACTACATCAGATGCTATTCTTTATCACAACTTCAACGGTATTTATGGATGGGTTAGATTCCGTATGATACCAGATGTAGCAAACACAGGGACAGTTGACAAAATCCTATATCGAAGCTAATATGTTTGTATGAGTCTTTATGACGACTTACTAGCATTAGTTCCTAACAAGAAACAGACACCTAATGGTTGGGTTAGTTTCAATGCGCCCTGTTGTGCTCATCAAGGTGAAAATCGTGATACAAAGAAACGCGGCGGCATAAAGAGAACCGAAGACGGTGGAGCAACCTATCACTGCTTTAATTGTGGATATAAAGCAAGCTGGAAGCCAGGCAGAGGACTTAGCAAGAAAATGAGAGAACTGCTAGGTTGGATGGGCGCAAGTGATGATCAAATTAATAAAATTACTTTTGAATGTTTAAGGACTAAAGAAGAAGAAACTAATACTAGTATTATTATTCCACAATTTGTTCCAAGAGAGTTACCAAAAACAGCACAAAAGATTACTGAAGATTTAATTGTTAATGATCATAGAGTTATTCCTGTTGTAGAATATATGTATTCACGAGGGCTTACATTAGATGACGGAGATTTCTATTGGACTGAGAAGATGGCCGATAGATTTATTATTCCTATTATTTTAAACAAACAAATAATAGGACATGTTGCTAGAAGAATACATGATACAAAACCAAAATATGTTAAGTCTCATCCTCCCCATATTGTTTTTGGTTTAGATAAGCAAACATGGAACAGAAAATTTATTCTAGTCTTTGAAGGACAGATCGATGCTTTAATGCTTGAAGGTGTATCTATAATGGGTAACGAAGTTAGTCCGGAACAAGCAGTACAAATTAATACTTTAGGTAAAAAAGTTATTGTTGTTCCAGATCAGGATACAGCAGGTGAAACACTAGTTAAACATGCTTTAGAATACGGTTGGAGCGTGGCGTTTCCTAATTGGGCAGACGATATTAAAGATGCCGCCGATGCTGTGAAAAGATATGGTAAATTAACTACTCTTATTACTATTGTAAAAAATGTTGAGGATAATCCTCTCAAAATTAAACTAAGGATGAAATTATGATCTGGCAATTAAGTGAGAAGGAACTTCAAGTAGCAGAAAATCTACCTAACTATAATTATCCAGCCTATAAAATTTATGAAAAGATATCTCAAGTTACTCAATTTACTATGTGCGATAATGAAGAAAAATTTAAAAAGAATTGTCTTGAATTAGGACCTTCATGGAGATATTATGATAAACCTTTAGAATATAAAACAAATTCTTTTGGCTACAGAAGTAAAGAATTTGATTCTATTTGTGACAATAATTTTTTTATTGTTTATGGGTGTAGTCATACATTTGGAGAAGGTTTAGCAATTGAAGAAACATATTCAGAAATAATTTCAAATAAACTTAATATGCCCTATCTAAATTTTGGAGTGTGTGGTGGTTCTCCAAATACTGTTTGGACAAATAATATTTTATTCTTTAAAAATTTTAAATTTTTACCGAAATTTGTAATAATTCAATGGCCAGATATTAATCGAATAAACATTACAAGTAAAAAAGGATTAATACATTTAAATCCTATGAGCTATGATCTTGATAAATCATTAACTAAAGTAGAAAAAAATTTATGGCATTCTATTATTGAAGAAGAAAACTTTCAAATACAAGAATTTATTATGTACTATTATTCAGTAAATCAACTGTGGAATTCTAAAAATATTCCAGTAATAAACTTTACCATATGTAACAAAATTTTCAATTATTGTAAAATAGATATTAATTTTTTTGATTTTTGTCACATCAAAGGTGAAGCAAGAGATAATGTGCATCCAGGAAACGAACATAATCTGTTTTTTGCAAATAAGATTTTATCTAAAATAAGTATTAAACTAGAGAAAGGACAATAATATGTTACAAAAAATATGGAACGTTATTTCATACCCGTTTCGTGCAATTTACGACGAATATAAGTTTAGAAAGAGATTAAAAGAACTACGCAAGAAGGACCCATTTAACTACAAATGATCACTTGGGGCATATCAGCAAATAGTCACGACGGTGCTCTAGCAGTATTCGACGATGATAGATTATTGTTTGCTAGTCATACTGAGCGATTCAGTGGACTTAAGAATGATCCGCATCTTAATCAAAAAATAGTTAAATATGCTATACAACTAGCAGGTGATCCTGATCTAGTTTGCTGGTACGAACGTCCTATACCTAAATTTACTAGACAAGTATACGCCGGCCAAAATATAAAAGAGTGCTGGCATGAAATTCATATTAAAAATTATTTGGTTAGTTACGGTATACGTGCTCCTATTAAATATGGATCGCATCACGAAAGTCATGCCGCTGGAGCATTTTATACTAGTCCTTTCAGTTCTTGTGCTGTTCTCTCTATTGATTCTATAGGTGAATGGAATACTACTACTATATGGAAAGCTAACTCAACTGGACTTGAAAAACTTTGGTCAATGAATTATCCTAACAGTATAGGGTTATGGTATTCTGCTATGACACAACGATGCGGCTTAAAAGCTAATGAGGAAGAATATATCCTTATGGGTATGGCAGCGTTTGGTGATAAACACAGGCTTGCCGAACGTATAGAAAACGACTTCTTTAATACAAAAATCAATCTTCATCGTGGATGTAAATGGTGGGCGCCCGAACTAACAACCGAACAGGACATGTTTGATATTGCGGCGGCGACACAACATATATACGAACGTAAGTTCAAAGAACTTCTATATAAAGCAAAGGAGATAACAGGTGAAAATAGAATTGCCCTCGCTGGCGGCTGTGCTCTTAACTGTGTTGCTAACGAGTGGGCTTGGGTTATGTTTGATGATGTTTGGATATTTCCTAATCCTGGCGATGCAGGTTCTAGTGTTGGTGCCGTCTTAGCACATCGTAAACAAAAACTTGTTTGGGAACATTGTAACTGGGGTTACGATATCCCCGGTGACTATCCAATTAAGAATACTTTAGAAATTCTTCTAAAAGGGTTGCCAGTTGGTGTGGCAAATGGACAGGCAGAATTCGGTCCTAGAGCTTTAGGTAATCGAAGTCTTTTAGCAGATCCTAGATCTAATACGGTAAAAGACCGAGTAAATGAAATTAAAAGACGTCAAAAATTTCGTCCATTTGCTCCTGCTATCCTAGAAGAATACGCAGACGAATATTTCGAACTACATGGCAAAACTTCGAGATTTATGCAATACGCTGTCTTATGTAAGAAACCACATGCACTCCCGGCAATTATACATTACGACGGAACTAGTCGTGTACAAACTGTTCCTAAAGATAATACCGGTTTTCGTAAACTTCTTGAGGCTTGGTACGAAGAAACTGGATGCCCTATTCTACTCAACACTAGTTTAAACATCAAAGGTAAACCAATGGTTAACGATAGTTTAGATGCCGAAGAGTTTAGAAAAAAATATAGTGTACCTGTCTTTACACATTCAGAACAAAGATTGTAATAAACCAATAAAGGTAATATAATACAATATGGCAGAGTATTCTTACGACATACAAAAACTTTATTTAGAAATGTTTTTAGCAGACGCAGAATCATTTGTTCGTGTCCAGAATATCTTTGATCCGCTATCTTTTGATCGTAAATTACAACCAGTTGCTGAAAAACTAAAAGAATATGTAGACAAATATAAAATTATGCCCGAACTAAAAATTATTAGGGCAGAAACAAGTATTGACTTAGACGATGCTACAGATGTTCCTAAAGAGAATTATGAATGGCTGCTTGACGAGTTTGAAAAGTTTGCTAGACATAAAGCTCTAGAACGTGCGATCCTCGAATCTGCAGACTTACTTGAAAAAGGTGATTACGGTCCTGTGGAAGCAAAGATTAAAGCAGCCGTGCAAATTAGTCTTGCAAAAGATATGGGCACTGACTACTTCTTAGATCCTAGAACAAGACTACTGAAACTTAAAGATAATAATGGACAGGTTAGTACTGGATGGAAAGGCATAGATCAAAAACTCTATGGCGGATTTAATCGAGGAGAACTTAATATCTTTGCAGGCGGTTCAGGTGCTGGTAAGAGTTTGTTCTTACAGAATCTTGCAGTGAACTTCGCATCAGTTGGATTAAATGTTCTTTATGTATCACTAGAACTTAGTGAAGAACTTACTAGTATGCGTATTGATAGTATGATGACTGGTATCACAACAAGAGAGATCTTTAAACAAATCGATGATGTTGAGATTAAGGTTAAAGTGGCAGGTAAGAAATACGGCGCTATACAAGTAAAGTATATGCCCAGCGGTAAGAATATAAACGACTTAAGAGCATATGTTAAAGAGTACTCTATTAGAAAAGGCTTTATGCCCGATGCTATCTTAATTGATTACTTGGATCTACTAATGCCAGTAACTGTTAAAGTTAGTGCAGAGAACTTGTTTATTAAA